CACGGCATCTATGTGGACAGATTACATGGCCTCGCAAACTGCCGATTTTGTAACTACCACGAACACTGGTCTCAATGGAAATTCCCTAAGTGTAACCAAACTGTGCAGCTGCACGACCACTTCTTTAAGTGTAAAAACAACTGGATGCACTAAGTGTTCGGTTTTCGTACATAAATCTATTCAGTAAATAAGCAAGAGATGTCCGGTGGATTAATGCAACTAGTGGCCAAAGGTGCCCAAGATCAACTCGTAAATGGGAACCCTTCGTTTACTCATTTTCGGTCAATGTACAAGAAACATACGGATTTTGCCATGGAGCATTTCCATTTAGTGTTTAAGACCAATAATTTACAGCTTCCGCCTTCTGGGTCTCTTACTCTGCGAGCAAAAGTAGAACGGTATGCTCAGCTTTTGCACGATTGTTATTTGGTGGTCCAGCTTCCAAATATTTACTCGCCGGTTGTTCCGACAACTGTGCCGCACCCAAACTTGAATGCAAATGCGAATGCTATTGGATACGAATTTGATTGGATCCATAATGTTGGTTACAATATGATTAACTATGTAGCTATTTTGGTGAACGGTCAGGAGATTGTGCGCCATACTGGCGAGTGGATGAAGTTGTATGCGGACATTAAGTTTGACGCGAACAAGAAAGCTGTTCTGAATCAGATGGTTGGAAATGTCACGGAAATTTTTGATCCAGCGAATGCTTTTGATCGTATGAATCAGTACCCACACGCAATTTCTACATCCACTGCAGATGCCGAAGCTTCTATCCAAGGCCGCAAGCTAACAATTCCATTACACTTTTGGTTTTGCGAGGAAGTAGGTAAGGCTCTACCTTTAATTGCACTTCAGTACTCCGAAGTCGAAATTGTAGTTGAACTGAAGAACATGTACCAGCTATTCACTGTTCGCGATGTTCGCGAGTTTTCTGGTATGACGCCAAATCCAAATTTCGGTAACCGTATCGCGCCGGATTCGAGCACTACCACTTTTCAGATGGTGAATTTTCTGTCTCCACCCACTTATTCGATGTCTCCATCTCCCACAAATACAGCGCTGGCTACATGGAATCTGAACCCGTACATTGAAGCCAACTATATTTGGCTGAACGATCCAGAACTCATCCATATTGCCAAGACCGAACATTCGTTCATCATGACACAGGTAGATATCGTTCAAACTTATGGCCAGTTCGGAGCAAGTAATGATCTAGAGCTTACGATGCGAAATTTATGTACACAGGTAGTTTGGGTAGCACAGCGATCCGATCGCCCAGACCTCAACGATTACGATAATTACACGAACTGGGACAATCCATTCAAGGCTCCACTAAATTCTTCAGGGTTATCGTTCTTTACGCCACAGTACTCGTCTGGCAATGCCCAAAATACGAATGTATCCCAGCGCGATATTCTAACACAGTCTTCTATAATTTTGAACGGCAAAGAGCGGTTCGGCTACAAGAATGCCGAGTTCTTCTCCGAACTCCAAAATTTCAGGCACCACAAAGGCGTATCTACTTCAGACATTCCAGGAATTTATACTTACTCATTTGCTCTTGAACATTACGATGGCCAGCCTTCCGGCGATCTGAACGGGTCACAGTTCGACCGAACAACTCTTCGCAATTCTTACATCCAGCCTCCGTTTGCGTTATCGCCAACACAGGGAAACACAGTGTGTGTCCTAAAATCAACCGCAAATAATGCAAATCCAACCGTAGTAAATCCAAGCGCTCTGGGTTCAAATGGACTGCCACTGTACAGTCCCAACGAGGTAGTAACGATAGTTCGCAAGACAGATTCCCAAACCTTACAGTACTCTTACAATGTACGAGCCTTTGTTGAATCATACAACTTCGTCCGAGTTATTGGCGGCGTGGCAAATGTCGTGTTTTCATCATAATAAGGATGAGTACCGGAATCTCAATAAAAAAGGCAACTTACGGCGTAGGTTCCACAACAGTAGATGCCACGGCCGGCGTTACCTCGCAGGATAAGGACGGTATCATAAACTTTTCAGTGTCAGCATCTTCACTTGGAGTCGAAGATCCGGCACCGGGACAGGTAAAGACGCTTAATGTATCTTACACTATCAATAACGGTAATGTAAACACTTCGTCGGTCAAGGACGGTAACGCTTTGTACATCGATGCGCCGCCTGCACGAACTGCCAATGGTCTTCAAATCACAAAGGCACAGTACGGATACGCGGGCAACTATGCCGATGTCACAAACGCCGTACAGGATCAGGTATCGAATGGTTCGATCAATATGACGGTAGGGTACAAGGCTGTAGGTATCCCCGATCCTAACCCGAACAAGCCCAAGGATCTTCAGGTTGAGTATACTATAAATGGCGCTAAGGGTTCGCAAAATGTGGCTGACGGATCCAAGTTTTCATTATCGGCTCCCCCCTTAGTTGGTTCGGGAAAGAAGCCAATGGACCAAGGGATGGAATTATTGGGAGGCATAACAAATGCAGTATGGTTATTCGTAAAGATTACGCTGTTTTTTGCACTGATACTTCTATCGTGGACATTCGGAAATAAAGTAATCAAGGAAGGTGCCGGTGGATTCGTGATGGCTATTTTGGCCTTCGTTTCTTTCGGAACATTTCCCTTATTTGGACTTCCGTTCGTTGTATTCTGGTGGCGTCTGTTTGTGAACCACGACATTTACGATCCGAGCATTTTCATACAGTCGGCAATGTAAAATTAATGGAAGTCACAATTCACCGAGAATTAAGTGAAGAATTCGAGAGGAAATATTACAGTTTTCAAACTATCCGAGACTGGCAGAATGTTTGGAAAGTGGTATGTGAAATGGGGTATAATCCCGAAGCTGTTCAGTACACAAGTATCGCGGTGCATTCAGATGTTTCGGATAAAGAAGATGTTAAGGCATATGGGTACTATACGGTACAGAACCAGCACCTTATTTGTCTAGATACGGTATGGCGAGATTACGATCGGCTTGTTCCGTTCGTTAATAAGAACCTGAAATCAATATATGTTCCTCGCGTTCTGTTCAACTGTATGGGAGTGGTAAATTGGTTCTACTATTCCTTCCCGAATTGCGAGGTTAAATTCTGGGACGAATAACAATGGATACTGGCAAGTATGGGTTACTAAACGCCGAAGAAGCCATGTTATGGGGACCAGGGTATAAATCTCCACCTCCACTCGCTAAGAAGAAAGCGGGAAAACGCAAGACCCGTCGTTCAACTCGTAAATCAAAAAAGACACGCAAAGTTCATAATCGTAAGTAAAAATTTTTATGGGTTTTTAGGTTATATTAATTTTTATGTTATTTATGGGTTTGAATATCTAGTCTAGAGGGTAGGATCCTCGACCTCCTTGAACTTACCGAAGCCGATGTAGCCGACGAACTCGTCAGCGGCATCGCCCTCACCGCAGCGGTACAGACGCTTCGTCTTCTCGCCAACCACATGCTCGACCATCTCGAAACGGTGCTTCTCCGAGCCAGCGCCCGCATTCGCGATCTGCGTCTTGATCTTCAGCTCGACCATATCATCCGTCGTGTCCTCTGCAGGACCAGTCACGAAGCGACCGTTGTCGCCGTCCCAGAACTGACCGATAGTCTCGGTCTGCGTCAGAGACTTGATTGCGCGCATCTCCTTGATTGTCAGCACAGCAGGCTCGGCGCTCTGGGGCGCGACAACTGCCTCCTGGTGACCCGAAGGTGCGGCGAAATCTTCCATGTGCTTCTCAAGAGCCTTCGCCTTCTCGGCCTCCGGCGCCAGCGAATTGATGTAGTTCTTGAACTCATCGGGGCGCTTGGAAGACTTCCACTCATCATCGGTGAATGTCTGACCCGCATTCGTGAGTGCCTTGCGGAGTGCAGCCTTGAGCGTCGGGCTCATGCGCGAGATGCGCTTACCCTCAGCCTTCGGCTCGGCCTTGACTTCAGCCTTGACTTCAGCCTTGGTGGAAGTCACGCCTTCAAGCTTAGCCAGCTTGATCTTCTCCTTCTGGAGCTTGTCAGCGTGCTTGTTCTTGGCATCGTCGTCCTTGAACTTGTTGGCCGACTGCTTCTTCTCCCAGAGCGCAATATTCTTGCGGCACTGGTCGATGGGCGCCAACTTAGTCTTGGTGCCGGCACTGGATGCCACGCTCTCACGCTCCGCAACCTCGGCTGCGAACGACCCCAGGAAATCCATCGCCTCCTTCTGGTCAAACTCAAACTTCTTAGACAGCTTGCTTACGATCTCGTTAATGTTGCTCATATTGATTAGTTGTTGATTACTTGTTGCTCTTGAAGTCTCTTTTTCTAACCCAAATAAATCCGTTTTCAATAGGATCCGTTTCCAGACCACAATCAAAAATTGTATTTTGTTTTTAGATTTAGTTTAGGTTCATTTTACTGTTATTTAGAAGCTCTCGACGCCGGGCACGAAGCAGATGTCCAGGACACCCTCCTCATCACGGATCTCGAACTTGAAACCACCGTCCTTCAAACTGCGGACCAGAAGCTTGCGATCAACCTTGGCCATCGCGCTGATATCAAACTGCTCGCCGAGCGGTGACTCGGTAATACCAGTCTTACCGAACTTGGACATGATATCATCATAGTCGCGCAGCGGCACATTGCGCACGAATTCGACCAGCGTACTCTTGTCGCGGTGATCGTACATGCACCCGCCATCGCACGGCTTCTCCATCGACTTCTGATGCCGGCAAGTTCCTGCCTGGAAATGCTTGCACACCTCATGGCGAAACGGGCAGTTAATATAGATGCAGGCATTGCCTGACTCACACCAGCGGGGGGCGCGGAAAGAGTTCATCCTGTCAACAGCCTATT